AGATGTGTCGAAAATGGTTTCTATAGGGTACGGCAACCCAAGGGCTATAGATGATATAAAACTTACACGTTTTGCGTGTTACATTATTGCTCAAAACGGTAGCCCTGTTAAAAAACCCAAGATTGCGGAGGCTCAGGCATATTTTGCTATTCAAACACGCAAACAGGAGATGTCAGATCAATATAGACAAGATATGGACAGACTTGCACGCCGGCGTGAATTTTCCGAATCAGACAAGAGGTTATCTTCTAGTATAATGGAGGCGGGTATTAGTCCAAGAGGGTTGGCTAGAATAAAAAGCGAGGGTGATAAGTCTTTCTTCGGCGGCAAAACTAATAAACAGATGAAAAGGAAGCTAAACACCGGAAACAAGCCTTGGGCAAATAAAGCCCACAATGTTGTGCTAGCCGGTAAAACATTAGCAAACGAGATGACGGCAGCCAACATAGAAAACTACGGAATATCATCGCACGACTCTATACTTCATGATAATAACGATAATAATGACGCAGTTAGAACGACTATCCGCAATCAGCAAGGTATGAACCCAGAGGATTTTCCAGCAGCTGAAGATACTGAAAAAATACAGCGTCGCATTGAAAAGAGTACATCTAAAATTGATAGCTCTAACCTCTAACTTATGCTTATAGTAATTTGAAGTGTTATTTATAGGTTTGGTCTTTGTGGTGTATAAAACTTTATCGCATGAGTAAGCGAGACTCTGCTAAAGCTAATCAGTAAGCGACAAGGACTAGCCCTACCTATCTGTATTTTGTCCAGCAATCAACAGGTTTAGAACAAATATAGAACATTTTAATGATTTGCTCAGAAAGCTCAAATACAAAAGGTTTGGATTTTTGTAGATGTAAGTAGTTACAATAAATATATACATAGTAAAATCTAATAAAATAATCTTGAGAAAGACTAACATGAAGACGACAAAATACAGACAAATACGCACACAAAGACAAAATATCGTACATACATAAAAGGCGGGGCAAACATAAAATAGCTAAAAGTTGTAAAACAATAAATCTTCGAGATTAATCAAAAACAGTAGTAAAAGGGATGCAATCTCATTCATGTTTTACACATAGACTTAACGTCGCACAATGTCCGGTACAAAAATATTTAATGTCGTATAACAGATATAAATTAAAAGAAAAGCGTCGCATAATATTCATAAAAAATAATGTTGTAGAATAAACTATAGTATACTATGCTTATGGAAATAATAATAGTATTTTTGATTATTACAATAACAATAATCATAATTAAAACAAATAAAAATACCGTCAAAAACTACGCGAACAAAAAATATAAATACACAAAAAAAGAATGCGTAATGACACAAAATGAGTTAAATTTTTATGAAACATTATGCAAAGCGGTAGACGGCTGCAAAATTATACCTCAAGCACATCTAAGCATGTTTTTAAATCATGAAATAAAAGGACAAAACTGGAGCGGGGCATTTTCAAAAATTAATGGTAAATCAGTAGATTTTCTCATTTGCAGTAACAGCATGAAACCTATAGTGGCCATAGAACTTGATGACAGCACGCACAACAGCCCTAACCGACAAAAACGAGATATGTTTGTTAATTCAATTATAAACAACGCAGACATAGCTTTATTGCGATTTGAAGTAGGCAAATGGAACGACAAAATTATCAAGCAAAAAGTTGCTCAAGTTTTTCAAACTCATGCATCTGTAAATACTGATTTTCAAAGGTCAAAGAATGCAAATCAGGATCAAGAAACAAGTTATTAGCTTCGTTATAATACTTAACTGGCTTTTTCAGATTTTTTGACGCCCAATAGCGCCGGCGATTAGAGACAGTAACCATATCTTTTGTAATATACTTACAAACATAAGCTGCAACTTTTTGCTTATCGTCATCTAAATACTGCATGTTAGTAAAACCAAAACGAAACGATGTTAAATTATAAACACGTCGATTATTTTGAATAACGTTAGTCTTTTTAATTAAACCTGGATAATTCGACATAACCGCATGAAAATGTATAGCACCATCTTTATGTTTTTCTGGAACTATAACGTATTTCATCATATTCTCAGATTTTCGTTGCTGACGAGACAACCATGACTGCATTTTAAAATAACATGCATTTAAATCATAACGATTAACTTTTTTAGGGTTAAAAGTAAAAGTAACAAACATATCAAAATCGTTCGATAAAATATAATCAGAAACCATCATACGACTACGACGCACAGAGCGTGCGATATCAAGCTCCTGAGAGCGATTATCTTTACCTTTTTTACTAGAAGCAGTAGAATAGCGTGCTTTAGGAAATTTAAAAACAGTTAATTTATACATTGAAGGATATTCCTTTACGATATTATTAATAAAACTATCATTCACGTTACACCCCTATAAAAGTATGTTAAATGTCCTATTATCGAGTAGCCCGCTGCGCGGGCTCCCGCACACAAAAATAATTAATTTTAAACGGCTAGGCGCGCTTGCCAGGGCTTAATGGTTTGCCCGCTGCCGACACACGCGACAAGCGGTGTCGGCTCAAATTAGCTAAATCATTTATGATACCTCCTCTTTTGCTGATTCACGATAAAGTTAACATTCTGGTTAGATTGACGATTATATTCATAATTACGTAAAATCTTTTGATATGTATCATATCGCGAATAATAAACATCATTATGTTTAAATACTTCTGTCCTAATTTTGTCCATCTGATATGTGTAATCAGACTTATCCAACCTAATACTTTCACCATCATAAACAGTATTTATCTGAACTCGACCTATATTACGACAAGAAACTACTTCCTGAACTTGCTTACGTATTGAAATATCTAATTCATTCCATATTTGACTTGAAAACACGATACGACGCCTATCCTTACGTTGCTGCGATATTGACGTTAAGACATCAATAGGTATTCCTGTTTTTGAATTAAACATCAGATGAGCCTCATCTAAAACGACTAAAACGCCATTTTTACCATTTTGAAACTCTAAGGCCTGAGAAACTCTTTGGTCATTTTCAAGAAATACATAATTTATATTATTGAGTTTAACGTTAGAAAAAATAGCACAACTTGGATACTCTTGCTTTAAATCGTAAACGTATTTAACCATAGAGAGTGTTTTGCCTTTACCTTGACGGCCAATATAAACACGGCTGCCAACTGGGAACAAACCCTTTTCAGGCCTCGTGTAATGTTTAATAAAAGATTTCCAATCAATTATCATTACTTAACTCCAAAAACTGGAATTTTACGCAAAACCCAAAGTGCTATTTTATAAATCGGCTCAAATGCAAATATTGCAATAATCATGGTTACGGAAATGAAAGCTAAAGACGGAGACATAATATACTTATAAACGCCTACAAATTGACTTAAAATATTAACCAATAAATCTGTAGAATCAATCAGAACCTGAGGGGTCGCTGGTAAATCTGGCATAACTAAGAAAATAGCAAGGATTAACGCAACACCAGCCGTTAAAATCCAAACGATCATGCTTCCACAACCTCATTAAATTTTTGCTTTAATAAATAAACCAACGATAAAACAAAACCTACACGCGCAACTGGCATAACCGTATTCCAAATCAAAGGCGCAGACTCTTCAAGAGCACCGATACGCAAACAAACGCTATTTTGTGCAATTAAATTTGAAACACAAACACCCTCGCAAAACTTATTATTTGAATTAAAGGTACAGTGCCATTCACTCATATCATCAGCACTAATAAAACCAGAAAACGCACCAAGAGTTTTTGAAAAAAACTCAAACGGAAATAATAAAAAACCTAATTTTTTCGTCAAAGTCACTGACAAATCGTCATAAGCTTTTTTAAAAATATTGTCATCTCCTGGAATAAATATATGGCTTAAAAATTCTAAAAGTCTTTCAAAAACAGAAACAATACTATGGAATAAACCCTCTACCGTATTCTTAAAACCATCAAAAATATTACTCATCCAACAAGCAACATCATGAAACTGACAGCGCTGAACAGCATCGCCCACCGGGACAGTACCACCAGAAAAATTATCACCATGATAATCTTCAGGAAAAATTACACGTTTTTTAGTGTAAAGACCAACAATCGAATAATATTGTGCAGATAGCTGAAAGTTATACGTACTAACATCAGAAGAATCCGCAAGACATAAAGAATAAGATAAATTATCACCACATCTATAAAAACCAAACGAAATTCTCGCAGTACGAACAAAATCAAAATAATAATAGTTTGTCTGTTTATCATATTTTAATTCAATATCTGAATCTTTGTCGATAAAGATAAACTCAATACGCGACGCTTCGTCAGCATTTGAACTATTACGAACCACAAAATACGAATCATTTTTAATACCATTTTCTACAAATTGAATATAACGCTCATAAGTTTGCTTAGAAAGGGAACTATCACGTTTTATCTTTTTCTTATCAAAAACAAAGTCAACTTCACCAGCCGAATTTTTTATATGCCAAGAACCACGCTTGAAATTTATTGGTTCAGCAGCGCGCGCCGGTGGTGGAACGACTAATAGAGAAACGAAAAATACTATTGACAGTACTAATGGTAAACTAAAACGCTTCATCTATCGCCTCGACGCGCACCGCTAAGCCAATAAATCGCATAAATAGCAATTATACAAAACAGCCAAAAAGCACTTAATTTAATTAAAAACTCAGACATCATACTTTTTTACCAAAAAGAATTTTATGTAAATAATCGAGAATAAACTTCAAACCACCAAGTAGGCCAATCAATGGAGCATAAGCGATAAGTAGCTCTCTCACCATCTTTAAAATCTCATTACTAATAGCTAAAACTGATAAATTTTCCAT